AGTGGGCCAAGTGGTGCGACGAAGTGAACTTCGTCGGCAAGCACGAAACGATGGTCTGCGGGCGAGTGACTGACGGCGAGGCCTTCGCCCGGATGGGCATCAATCCGGGCCTGAAAAACCCGGTCAAGCTGGACTTCCAGCCCTTCGAGTGCGATCGCGTCTATACACTCTGGCTGCCGTACCTGACGCCAAACCGCATCGACGGCGTATGGTTCGACACCTGGGGCAACCCGACCTATTACGACGTCCTGCAATTTCACCCCGGCGGCGTGTTCCCCATGCCGTCATGGAAGTTCGACACGATCCCGGCCCAATACGTCCTGCATCTTTTCCGGCCGGAGCGAGCCAACCAGCATCGCGGCATGCCGGAGATGAGCAGTTCCACGGATCTGTGGGCCGATCGCCGCCGCTTTCGCAAGGCCACGGTTGGCGCGGCCGAGTCGGCAGCTAACGTTGGCGCGGCGATGGAAACCGATCAGCCGGCCGATGACGGCAGCGCGCCGACAGAGTTCTCGACGACGTCGATGCCCCGCAACAGCCTGGTCGTGTTGCCCAACCGGTACAAGCTGAAGCAGATCGATCCTGCCCACCCGGCGCAGACCTACGAGATGTTTTCCGCGGAAACGCTCGGCGAAGCGGCCCGCCCGATGAGCATGGCCCTGAACGTCGCCAAGTGCAACTCGGCAAACTACAACTTCGCCGGAGGCCGACTCGACATCACGACGTCCTGGAAAGCCGTCGAAGGCAACCAGCGGAACAACACCCAGCGGGTCACGAATCCAATCTTCCGGGCCTGGTATGCCGAGGCCCGCCTGGTTCACGAAACCAACGGCCGGAAATGGAGCGAGATCGACGAAGGCACGATTCCCGCGCACGGCTTCTTGTGGATGGGCATGCCCTATTCCGATCCGGAGGCGGAAGAAAACGCCGACGAAGCGGCGATCGGCGGCGGACTCAAAGGCATTCAAGACGTCTACGCGCGCCGCGGCAAGGATTGGAAGATCGAGCGGCGAAAGAATGCCAGGGCCCTGGGCATGACGGAGGATGAATATCTGGAGGCCCTGCGCAAGAAGTACTTCACCGTCCAACAGGGCGGCGCGCCGGGACAAGCTGCGGATCCTTCCACGGCGAAACCGCCGGAAGCCAAAGAACCGACGGCACCATCGGCGGAAACGCCGAGCCCGGCCGAGACGCCCGAACAAGTCGAGGCCAAGGCCGCCGTCTTCTGGAAAACCTACTTCCCCGGCCTGGCCGATCGCATGAACGGCCACGCGAACGGGCACAACGGCCACAAACACAAGGTCCGGGCCGCCGCCTCGCTCGTCAGCAGCGTGCCGGACATCCGGCAGGATACCGACTATCGATGCGGCGCAGCCAGCGCAATGGCGGTCGGGCAGTACTTCAACGTCGGGCCGGACACCCTCGAACAGTGGTCTGACGAGCTTGGCACCACGGCCGCCCAGAGCACCAGCCCTGACGCGATCATTTCCTACCTATCGCGACTCGGCCTGACGGTAAACGCCCGCCAGAACATGAGCGTGGACGATCTGGCAGCCGAAACGGCCGCGGGCCGTCCCGTCATCGTCTGCTGCCAAGACTACGTCGCCCAAAATACCGACCCGCGCGACACCGCCGCAGAGTGGGACTATGGCCATTGGATGACCTGTCTGGCCGTCGAGACGATCGGCGACACCCGCTTTTTGATTTTCCAAGACAGCAGCGAGGAAAACATGGAGCGCATCCCCGGCGGCGACGTGCCGCCCGCGGATGAAGACCCCGAATACGTCGTCGAGGAACCAGGCCGCCGCTTCGTCTCGGAAAAACGCTGGCTACCGGCCTGGCATGACGAGGCCGTCGACGGCCGCATGTACGACCATTTCGGCATTTCGGTAGGTTTGGCCGAAAGCGCCACGCCCGCCGCCGCACTCCAGGAGGCTACCCCGTGAACCGCTTGCGCGCCGCCGCCGACATCCCCGGCCAGGTCAACCCCGTGAAGTGCAGCTATCAGCCCCTCGACAACGAGGTTTGGGCACAGCTCCACGCCACGCCGGAGACCTTCGTTCACGACAGCTTCCAGAGCCGGGACATCGAGCCCAACATCCGCGAAATCTACGGCACGTTGCGGGAAACGGGCGAAGAGGCCACCGCCGCCTATTGTTTCGCCGGCCCCGATTACGACCAGAACAGCGCCCAGGAATGGCTGGCGAAAAAGCAGATCCCCTTCGCCAAGCTGGAGCCTGCCAAGAACGTCACCTATCGCGAGATCACCGCCAAGGCCAACAAAGTGGCCTTCGCCGCCGCCGGCCCCCTCACCATCCGTGCCGAGGCCGGAAAGAAGCTGCCCACGATGGACATCCTGGTCTATTCGGGCGGCAAGGTGCAGCCGGCCGGCTGCCCGGTGCCCATCGTGCTGAATTGCGCCGGCATCCGCACGAACCGCAACCAGGCCCCCGTGGTGCTGAACCACGATCCCGACCTGGTTGTCGGGCACGGCCTGCCGCAGATCTCCTCAGCACAGGTCCGCTTGACCGGTCCGGTCTCCGGCACCGGGGCCGCCGCCCAGCAAGTGCTGGAGACCGCCTCGAACGGTTTCGAGTGGCAAGCCTCGATCGGCGTCGACCGCGATGACGACGTGGACCAGCCGGTCCAGTTCGTCAAGCCGGGCGAGACATTGCGCGCCAACGGCCAGACGTTTCACGGTCCCCTCATGTACTGGCCTTCTTGCCTTTTGGTCCACGTCGCGATCACCGGGCAGGGGGCCGATCCCAACACCAAAGTTTCGATCGCCGCGAAAGCGGCCAAACCCCAAGGAGTCCGCAAAATGGACGAATTCGAACTGTGGGTCAAAGACACTCTCGGCCTGGAGCCGTCCACTTTGACCGATTCCGGCAAGCAGGAATTGCGAGCCAGTTACAACGCCAAAAAGGCCGCCAGCGCCGGCAACCTGGACCTCGACCGTCAAGTCGCTGCGGCCAAGAAGCAGATGGGCCAAGAGGTCGCCGCCGAGATGGGCCGCCTCAACAAGGTTCGCGCCTGCTTCAACACGCTCATCCGCGCCTGGAGCCTCGACCGCCCCGAGCACGTCGAGAAGCGTGCCAAGGCCGAAGAGTTGCTGGCCAAGGCCACCGATGGCAGCGAGTGGTCGATGGAGAAGATCGAGCTGGAGTTCCTGAAGCTCGGCTATCCCGAAAAGGTCATCAGCAATACCCAGGGCAACACCGGACTGAAGCAAAACGTCCTGGAGTGCGCGGCAGCCCACACCACGATGATGGCCGACGCCCAGATCGCCAAGTACTGGACGCCGGAGACGATCGAGGCCGCCCGCCATCCCAGCATGCGCGGCATCGGCCTGAAGGGGCTCATCTTCCAGTGCGCGCGAGCCAAGGGCTACACCGGCGACTGGATCCAGAATGACGCCGAGTGCAAGGAAGCGCTCTTGCACGCCTTCCCGAATCCCCATTCCTTGCGGGCCGAGGCCAGCACGTTCCAACTGCCGGGCCTGCTCTCGAACCTCATGAACAAGTATTTGGAGCAAGGGTTTTGGGAAGTCGAGAAGGTCTACCAGGAGATTTCGACTTCGCGGCCCGTGAAGGACTTCAAGCCGAATCCTTCGTTCCGCTTGTTTGGGAATTTGCAATACGAGAAGATCGGCGCGAACGGCGAGATTCCCCAGGGCGACCTGGGCGAAATCGTGTACAGCAACGCCGCCGACACGTATGCCAAGGGTTACACCACGACCCGGCAGGCCATCATCAACGATGACCTGAGCGCCTTGAGCCAGATCCCGCAGCTCTTCGGACGCGGGGCGGCCTTGACGCTCAATTACGTGTTCTGGACGGTCTTCCTGCAGGCCCTCGACAGCCAAGGCGCAGCCATGTTCAGCGCCGGACGCGGCAACCTCAACACCGGCAACGCCCTCTCCAGCGCCGGACTGACCGTCGCCGAGCAGGCTTTCAACGAGATGCTCGGGCCGGACAACGCGCCCTTCGCGATGGATCCCGAGGTCCTGCTCGTTCCGCCGGCCTTGAAAGACCTCGCCGTCCGGCTGATGACCTCGGATCGGCTGTGGGAAGCGGTCACCGCGCTCTCGACCACGGCGGGCAGCGTCCAGGCCATGCCGGACGGGAACCCGCATAAGGGCTTCTTGAAGCCGCTGATGAGCCGTTACATCGGCAGCAAGTGCAGCCCCAAGAGCCTGGGCAGCGATTCCGCCTGGTACATGCTCGGCCGTCCCGGCACGATCGGCTATGCCGAAATCGTGTACCTCAACGGCCAGCAGACCCCGACGATCGAATCGACGGAGCTGACGGGCGACATGCTCGGCATCTACCACCGGGCCTTCTACGACTTCGGCGTCGCGTTGAAGGAATACCGCGCGGCCCAGAAGAACACCGCCTGAGCCTGAACCACCTCGGCCCGGCGGCCCCGCGAGGGGCCGC